CGAGGCCAACAAAATATGGGGGTTCGATTTAATAAGTGCCGACGAAGAAATTCAATACACTGAGTATTATGACAAAAATGAAGGCCATTATGATTGGCATCAAGATATTGGTCCTGGTTCTCCTAGTCATAGAAAAGTATCAATTACCGTACAACTATCAGATTCAGATGAATATGAAGGTGGTGATTTACAAATTTGGTCGGGAGGTCAAAACATACAAAATGCCGCGAGAGGAGCGGGAGTTGTAGTTATTTTCCCAAGTTATATGATGCACCGAGTTACTAAAGTAACCAAAGGAACTAGACGAAGTTTTGTTCTATGGGTGGGTGGTAGTCATTATAAATAAAAAAAGGTCAGAATATTCTGACCTTTTTTTATTATTATCGAAACATAGGAAAAACGTACGAGAGTTTTCCACATCCTGCGGTTAAATAACTCACTACTATCGTACCTGCTTTAGGGTCTTCACACACATCAATAGATATAAGTTCACCACAAGATTCACCACATATACTAAATGGGATACTACCTCCACCTCCACCTCCTGGAGGTCCTGGAGGTCCCGTAGGTCCTATAGGTCCAGGACTACCTGTTGGGCCAGGCCCTCCTGTTGGTCCAGGACTACCTGTCGGGCCAGGTCCCCCTGGCGAACCGCTAACACCTGAAGTACCATTAGACCCTGGCGTTCCGTTTGAACCTGGAGGTCCAGGACTACCTGTAGGTCCCGTTCCTCCATCACGACCATTAACACCTGAGGTACCATCACGGCCAGGACTACCTGTCGGGCCAGGACCCCCTGGCGTTCCGTTAGAACCTGGCGTTCCATTTATACCTGAAGTACCGTTAGAACCTGGGGGTCCAGGACTACCTGTAGGACCAGGTCCTCCATTAGACCCTGGCGTTCCGTTAGACCCTGGCGTTCCATTTATTCCCGATGAACCTGATGTACCATTAGAACCTGGCGTTCCGTTAGACCCTGGTGTTCCATTTATTCCCGATGAACCTGATGTACCATTAGAACCTGGCGTTCCATTAGAACCTGGCGTTCCGTTTATCCCTGAAGAACCTGATGTTCCACTTGTTCCTGACGTACCAGCTCTACCTGAAGAACCTGATGTTCCATTAGAACCTGGTGTTCCATTTATTCCCGATGAACCTGACGTTCCATTAGACCCTGGCGTTCCGTTAGAACCTGGCGTTCCGTTTGAACCTGGTGTACCATTAATACCTGAAGACCCACTTGTTCCTGAAGTTCCGCTTGTTCCTGAAGTACCCGCTCTACCTGAAGAACCTGAAGTTCCGTTTGAACCTGGTGCACCATTTATTCCTGATGACCCACTTGTTCCACTTGAACCTGAAGTTCCGTTTGAACCTGGTGTTCCATTTATTCCTGATGAACCACTTGTACCCGAAGAACCACTTGTTCCACTTGAACCTGAAGTTCCGTTTGAACCTGGCGAACCGTCACGACCATTAACACCTGAGGTACCATCACGGCCAGGACTACCTGTCGGTCCATTAACACCACTAGACCCTGATGTACCTGAAGAACCGCTTGTTCCACTTGAACCTGACGTTCCATTAGAACCTGGCGTTCCGTTTATTCCTGAAGACCCTGATGTTCCTGAAGTGCCACTTGTTCCCGAAGTACCCGCTTTACCTGATGAACCTGAAGTTCCATTAGAACCTGGCGTTCCGTTTATTCCTGAAGAACCACTTGTTCCTGAAGTTCCACTTGAACCGTTTGTACCTGAAGAACCACTTGTTCCGTTAGAACCTGGTGTTCCATTTATACCTGAAGAACCACTTGTTCCTGAAGTTCCGCTTGAACCGTTTGTACCTGAAGTTCCACTTGTTCCGTTAGAACCTGGTGTTCCATTTATACCTGAAGAACCACTTGTCCCTGAAGACCCACTTGTTCCCGAAGTTCCGCTTGTACCTGATGTACCAGCTCTACCTGAAGAACCACTTGTTCCTGAGGTCCCATTAGACCCTGGAGTTCCGTTAATTCCCGAAGAACCACTTGTTCCTGATGTTCCTGCAAATACCGTTTGTTTACCCATATAACCTTGGGAATCAACAACAATATATGTAGTTCTCCCTTGGACGTTTCTTAACTTCTCGGTTTTAATCTCCGTAGGGTCAACATCACCAACTTCTTTAAAAACGGTGTCATTAATAGTAACACCTGAAGGTGCATTTATCGTATATCCCTTTTTAGCCATTATATATTTTTATATTAAAGTTTTTTATTACCAATTTTAACTAAATAAGTCTAGTGTTATCGTATTAATTCTTGCAGCAACTTGTATATCTTTAGACGGTGATTGATTGATTATCACAACTCGTAACCTTTCTGGCGATGACGATGCAGTTATAACCGCTCTAAATAAATTAGAATCTTGTGCCGAAATAATTTCAGTAAATCCTGGTCCTACAAGTGTGGCAACACCACCAATATTTTTAATTGCTCCTGTATACAGTCGATAATCACAATCACCTGTTGACCCTTCAGTAGCCACTAAATATATTTCAACACCATACACTTTATTCTGAAGTACATCAAAATAATATGGGTTAGTAAGTTCAATATACAATTCATCCGCACTATTTAGTGCAATTCTGTTTATTAATATATTACGAGTACTTTGTGGTCTACCACCACCTACTACCGCTAAATTGTGATTTGAATAATCTTCTTCATAATATCTCTCAGAATTAGCGTAAGTTCCCATTTCTAACGCCCCTAAAGTAGTGTTATCGGTGATAGGGAACGTTGAGTCACCTATAGTAGTTGGTGATGTAAATTTAACGTATCTATCCAATGTCCCACTAACCGCAACTGATGTTCCACTTGAACCACTTGTACCTGAAGTACCTGATGTACCCGCTTTACCTGAAGAACCACTCGTTCCCGAAGTTCCATTAGAACCTGGAGTTCCGTTTATACCTGAAGAACCACTTGTCCCTGATGTTCCACTTGTACCTGATGTACCTGCTTTACCCGAAGTTCCACTTGTTCCGTTAGAACCTGGTGTTCCATTTACACCCGAAGTCCCACTTGTTCCGTTAGAGCCTGGTGTTCCATTTATACCAGAAGAACCACTTGTTCCTGATGTTCCACTTGTTCCATTAGAACCTGGTGTTCCATTTATACCTGAAGAACCACTTGTTCCTGATGTTCCTGATGTTCCTGAGGTACCGTTAGAACCTGGTGTTCCATTTATACCCGAAGAACCATTAGTACCCGAAGAACCACTTGTCCCTGATGTTCCACTTGTCCCGTTAGAACCTGGCGTTCCATTTATACCAGAAGAACCACTTGTTCCTGAAGTTCCGCTAGTCCCTGATGTTCCAGCCTTACCTGAAGTTCCACTTGAACCATTAGTGCCTGAAGTACCATTTACACCTGATGAGCCACTAGTTCCTGAAGAACCGTCAGTTCCATTTATACCGTCAACACCTGAAGAACCTGAAGTTCCACTTGAACCATTTGTCCCTGATGAACCACTTGTTCCTGAAGAACCATTTGTTCCTGAAGTTCCGCTTGTTCCTGATGTACCAGCCTTACCTGAAGTTCCACTTGAACCATTTGTCCCTGATGAACCACTTGTTCCTGATGTTCCATTTATTCCTGAAGAACCTGATGTACCACTAGTCCCTGAAGAACCTGATGTACCACTTGTTCCTGATGTTCCATTTATTCCTGAAGAACCTGATGTACCACTAGTCCCTGAAGAACCTGATGTACCACTTGTTCCTGATGTTCCGTTTATTCCTGAAGAACCGCTAGTTCCTGATGTACCACTTGTTCCTGACGTACCCGCTTTACCTGAAGTCCCACTTGAACCGTTAGTTCCTGAAGAACCATTTGTTCCACTAGTACCTGACGTACCTGAAGAACCATTAGTACCTGAAGAACCATTAGTTCCACTTGTTCCTGAAGAACCGTTAGTTCCACTTGTTCCTGATACTCCTGACGAACCACTAGTTCCTGACGAACCGTTAGTGCCCGATGAACCACTTGTTCCTGAAGTTCCGCTAGTCCCTGATGTTCCAGATTTACCTGAAGTACCACTTGAACCGTCAGTACCCGATGAACCGCTAGTTCCTGAAGAACCATCAGTCCCATTTATACCATCAACCCCTGATGAACCTGAAGTACCACTAGTTCCTGATACTCCTGACGAACCTGAAGTTCCACTTGAACCGTTTGTTCCTGAAGTTCCGCTAGTCCCTGAAGTTCCCGCTTTACCTGATGTTCCACTAGAACCATTTGTTCCTGACGAACCACTTGTACCTGACGTACCACTCGAACCGCTAGTTCCCGAAGAACCGTTTGTTCCTGAAGTACCACTAGAACCATTAGTTCCAGAAGTTCCACTTGTTCCTGATACACCCGATGAACCACTTGTTCCTGACGTACCACTCGAACCGTTGGTACCACTTGAACCACTAGTACCCGAAGAACCGTTTGTTCCTGAAGTACCACTCGAACCGTTAGTACCTGATGAACCTGAAGTTCCACTAGTACCTGACGAACCTGAAGTTCCGCTAGTACCTGAAGTACCATTTATACCTGATGAACCGCTAGTTCCTGAAGAACCATCCGTTCCATTTATACCATCCACACCTGAAGAACCATTAGTACCTGATGAACCACTAGTCCCTGAAGAACCGTTTGTTCCTGAAGTACCGCTAGTTCCTGAAGTTCCCGCTTTACCTGACGTACCGCTTGAACCATTTGTTCCTGATGAACCATTTGTTCCTGATGAACCATTTGTTCCACTTGAACCACTAGTACCTGAAGTTCCTGAAGTACCGCTAGAACCATTTGTACCTGATGTTCCACTAGAACCATTTGTACCTGACGTACCGCTAGTTCCTGAAGTTCCACTAGTACCCGAAACTCCTGAAGAACCTGATGTCCCACTTGTTCCTGAAACCCCTGAAGAACCGCTAGTCCCTGAAGACCCCGATGTTCCACTAGAACCGTTTGTACCTGACGTACCACTCGAACCATTTGTTCCTGAAGTTCCACTAGTACCCGAAACTCCTGAAGAACCTGATGTCCCACTTGTTCCTGAAACCCCTGAAGAACCGTCAGTACCATTTATACCATCAACACCTGATGAACCTGAAGTTCCACTTGAACCATTTGTCCCTGAAGTACCACTTGTTCCTGAAGACCCGTTTGTCCCTGAAGAACCATTTGTACCTGATGTTCCACTTGTCCCTGAAGAACCATTAGTACCACTTGTCCCTGAAGAACCATTAGTACCCGAAGAACCTGAAGTTCCACTTGTTCCTGATGAACCTGAAGTCCCACTTGAACCATTTGTTCCTGATGTTCCACTAGAACCATTTGTTCCTGATGTTCCACTTGTTCCTGAAGAACCTGAAGTCCCACTTGAACCTGATGTTCCGCTAGTTCCTGACGAACCGTTAGTACCTGACGAACCACTTGTACCTGAAGTACCGCTAGTTCCCGACACACCTGAAGAACCCGAAGTTCCACTAGTCCCTGAAACACCACTCGTACCTGAAGTACCATTTATACCTGATGAACCGCTAGTTCCTGAAGAACCATCCGTTCCATTTATACCATCCACACCTGAAGAACCTGAGGTTCCACTTGAACCATTTGTTCCTGAAGTACCTGATGTACCACTAGAACCATTCGTACCTGAAGTTCCGCTTGTTCCTGAAGACCCATTCGTTCCTGATGAACCTGAAGTCCCTGAAGTTCCGCTTGTTCCTGATACACCTGAAGTTCCGCTTGTTCCTGACGAACCACTTGTACCTGATGAACCACTTGTTCCACTCGACCCGTTTGTACCTGAGGTTCCACTTGTTCCTGAAGTACCATTAACACCTGAAGAACCACTTGTACCTGAAGAACCCGAAGTTCCTGAAGAACCACTTGTTCCCGATGTTCCGCTAGTACCCGATACTCCTGATGAACCTGAAGTACCACTAGAACCATTGGTACCACTAGAACCGTTAGTACCTGAAGTTCCACTTGTTCCTGAAGAACCTGATGTTCCTGAAGAACCACTCGCACCTGAAGTACCACTTGTTCCTGAAGAACCGCTAGTACCAGATGAGCCTGAAGTTCCACCACCAACGATTAAATAAGCCGAGAAATAACTTGTTGACCTATTAGAACCACCCTCAAGATTTCTACTTGTTGGGTCTCCATTATAACCCGTAAATTCAACATAATCAGTAGTCCCATTAAAATAAATTATTTTATTATTACCTTGTGAAACACCTGCAGATGTTGTTGTTTGATTTTGCCAAATGAATGTTTGATTCCCATTTTTACGGATTTGTGAATTATATTGATTGTTCGCTACCGTAGCTGTTTGCCAAAAAACTTCAAGTGTCACATTGTAGTAACCCGCTATTGTTGGTGTAAATCTATAAGTTGATACATCCCACCAATTATTAGGGTCAAAATCATCAATAAATTGAATTATAGTATCAACATTTGAAGGAATTGATTGATTTGTCGATAAATAACCTTGTACAACATAGTCAGATGCAACCAATCCCGTTGGTGAGGTACCACTTGAACCTGAAGTCCCTGAGGAACCTGACGTTCCACTTGTTCCTGAAGAACCATTAGTTCCCGAAGTACCACTTGTACCTGAAGAACCATTAGTTCCTGATGAACCACTAGTTCCCGCAGAACCTGAAGTCCCACTTGAACCGTCGGTTCCATTTATACCATCAACTCCCGATGAACCACTAGTTCCCGCAGAACCTGAAGTCCCACTTGAACCATTTGTCCCTGAAGTTCCACTCGTACCTGATGTACCGTCACCTCCTGATGCACCATCTAAATTTGTTTCCCAAGTACAGTAATTACCTGAACCGTCAATTTCAGTTATCTGTAATGTTAAAGAACCTGTAGACGGATTATATGAAATCACATCACCGTGAAAGTGATTTGAATTGTCGTACGCAACAATTAAATGTTGGGCAATAGTATATGATAAACCTACACTTGTAGTTATTGTTATGTTAGTACCAACAACTAATGTCGATAAATCAATACAATCTGTTGAATTTCCTATATAATCGGCACTTACCCCAGATGAACCTGAAGTTCCCGATGAACCGCTGGTTCCTGATGTTCCGCTAGTTCCTGATGTTCCGCTCGAACCTGAAGTTCCTGAAGAACCACTTGTTCCTGAAGAACCTGATGTACCACTTGAACCATTAGTTCCTGAGGTTCCACTTGTTCCTGAAGACCCACTTGTTCCTGAAGACCCATCAGTACCGCTTGAACCGCTAGTTCCACTCGAACCATCCGTTCCATTTATACCATCAACACCAGATGAACCACTTGTTCCCGCAGAACCTGATTCACCGCTAGTACCTGAAGAACCGTTTGTTCCTGACGTACCACTAGTACCTGAAGAACCACTTGTTCCTGAAGTACCACTTGAACCGTCAGTTCCCGAAGAGCCGCTTGTCCCACTCGAACCATCTGTCCCTGAAGTACCACTAGTACCTGAAGAACCATTTGTACCACTTGAACCGCTAGTCCCACTTGAACCATTTGTTCCTGACGTACCGCTAGTTCCACTTGACCCATCAGTTCCTGAAGAACCGCTAACACCCGAAGAACCATCTGTACCATTTATACCATCAACACCAGAAGAACCGCTAGTCCCACTCGAACCTGATTCTCCCGACGAACCTGAAGTCCCTGAAGAACCGTCAGTCCCTGAAGTACCACTTGACCCATCAGTTCCTGATGTACCACTTTCTCCAGAAGAACCATCAGTACCCGAAGAACCTGATGTCCCACTAGAACCGTCAGTTCCTGATGAACCACTTGTCCCTGAAGAACCATTAGTACCTGAAGTACCTGAAGAACCACTTGTTCCAGCAGAACCTGATTCTCCTGACGAACCTGATGTTCCTGAAGAACCGTCAGTCCCATTTATACCATCAACGCCTGAAGACCCTGAAGTCCCCGATGTTCCACTCTCTCCTGAAGAACCACTTGTTCCGCTTGAACCTGAAGTCCCTGATGTACCGCTCGAACCTGAAGTTCCTGAAGAACCGCTTGTTCCACTTGAACCTGAAGTTCCTGATGTACCTGAAGTTCCTGAAGTGCCACTAGTACCTGAAGAACCATTTGTCCCTGAAGTACCACTTGTTCCAGATGTACCTGAAGAACCGTTTGTTCCTGAAGTACCACTAGTTCCCGATTCTCCCGATGAACCGCTAGTTCCTGAAGAACCATCCGTTCCATTTATACCGTCAACTCCTGAAGAGCCACTTGTTCCTGATGTACCTGATTCTCCGCTACTTCCCGAAGTACCGCTTGAACCATCAGTACCATTAACTCCACTTAATCCTGAAGAACCGCTAGTACCCGATGTACCACTTTCACCTGAAGTCCCTGAAGAACCACTAGTCCCCGAAGAACCATTTGTTCCTGAAGAACCATTTGTTCCTGAAGAACCATTTGTTCCTGAAGTTCCTGATGTTCCACTAGTTCCCGATTCTCCTGATGAACCTGATGTTCCTGAAGAACCATCCGTTCCATTTATACCGTCAACTCCTGAAGACCCACTCGTTCCAGATGAACCTGATTCTCCACTACTTCCCGAAGTACCTGATGAACCGTTAACACCTGATGAACCGCTAGTCCCCGAAGAACCGTCAGTACCTGAAGAACCATTTGTACCAGATGAACCATCAGTACCCGATGAACCATCAGTACCTGAAGTACCGCTTGAACCTGATGTTCCTGAAGAACCGTTAGTTCCCGAAGTACCACTTGTACCTGAAGAACCATTAGTACCTGAAGTACCACTAATACCTGATGAACCTGATGTTCCACTTGAACCATCTGTTCCATTTATACCATCAACACCTGAAGACCCTGAAGTCCCTGATGTACCACTTTCTCCCGATGAACCCGATGTTCCTGATGAACCGTCAATACCTGATGTTCCTGATGAACCGTCAATACCTGATGTTCCTGATGAACCGTCAATACCTGATGTTCCTGAAGTACCTGAAATACCACTAGTACCCGACGTACCACTTGAACCTGAAGTCCCTGAAGAACCGTTAGTCCCTGAAGTACCACTTGTCCCTGAAGTACCACTTGTCCCTGAAGAACCATCCGTCCCTGAAGAACCATCCGTCCCTGACGTTCCTGAAATACCACTAGTTCCCGATGAACCTGAAGTTCCCGATGTACCGCTCGAACCATTTGTACCTGAAGTTCCACTTGAACCTGAAGTTCCTGAAGAACCACTAGTACCTGATGAACCATTAATCCCCGACGAACCTGATGTCCCTGAAGAACCACTAGTACCTGATGTACCTGAATTAGTCGCAGTAATACCCGTTATTATAATGGTATCACCAATATTATTATATAAATGAATCTCAGATGATGCAGAAAAATAAGTACCACCCGTAACATTTATGTCAGTCATTCCTGTAATACTAACTGTATTACCTGAATTATCGTATAATTCAATATAGTTGTTGATACCCGAAGCACCTGTAAAGAAAGTTCCTCCCGTGATGTAGGTATCATTTAAATCGGCTATTCTCCAACGAGCGTCGTTATGAGTAACACCTCCAACACCTTCAATAGTTGACGCAGTCCAAGCGTTAAGGAATAACTCTCCTTGGGGGGTGTCATTAAAACACATATAACCTGTCGAGACTTCCGTTAGAGAGCCCGCGGTTTCCGCATTGTTAAAAAGTGTAGTATAATCAGGTATTACATATTGATATGTTAAATCAGTTTCGTGAACATAAACTAACATACCCAATCTTCTTCTACCTGAAGATATACCGTCATTATATAATCTTATTTCATTAGATGTTCCATATGGGACATTATAACTGAAATTAATTGGGATACTATTACCTGAATACTCAACGGCACCACCATTAATTAAAACGTCATTAGGTATTGTCCAAATTAAATCTGAAAGGTTGTAAACTTCCATATATCCACCGATACTGTCTACACTGAAATTAGTACCTTCAACGTTAGCTCTATCTACGGATATTGGACCGAAAACAACATTAGCAGAAACTGGATTTTTATAATCAAAACTCATCATATTATTAAATATCTTACGGTATTAAACTTCCTCCTCGGAAATATAAATTATTATTAAAATTCTTTATTTTAAAGTCACCAATTGTATATGTCGAATACACTCTATAAGTACCTGCAGGTATTGCAGTACCTGTATAATTAACAATGAAACTAGAGTATGTACTATTCATAGTAAAGTAAGTTAAAGAACCTGGGCTATTTGATTCACCAATTGTCGCATATTTTTGTCCATTTGTCGCCCCTGTTGGAACAAACCAAGTATACCAACAAGACTCATTAGGGTCCATAACTGTATTAGGGACTTCGTGAGTTAAGAATCTATACGCAACTATTGGATTACCTTCAGAATCGAATCCTCCCGAAGATGTTGGTACTTGTTCACTTCTAATTGATGGTACACCTAAACTACCCCATCCTGTATAATTTAAGTAAGCATTCATCTGATTATTAAATGTTGATGAGGCAACCGAAGGGGAATTAATATTATAACCTCTAAACGCACTTCCTTGAGATACCATCCAAGTGTTAAATGAAGTTCTTGCACTATATGGTTCAATAGTTAAATAAGCGTAGAATGAAGGTGTTGCGGTTGGTGTCGGTGTTGGTGTTTGAGTCGGAGTTTGGGTCGGTGTTGGTGTTGGAGTCGGAGTACCTGTAGGTTCTGGTGTTGGAGTTGGTGGTGGAGTTGCAGTAGGTGTTGGAGTTGCGGTAGGTGTAGGGGTAGGTGTAGGTTCGGTACAAGGTGCGATTATAAATGTTTCACAATTAAGTGAGTCAATAACTTTAATCATAACCGCAGGGGCACTATTATACATTGCAGGTAAAACCACAGTATACGGCATTGTTGTTGTGGACCCAACATAGCTACAACTAGCACCAAGCACATTACACACATATACTTGATATGGTGATGTTCCTGTTATACTTGTAATAGTTATTGATGACCCCACAAATTATGTTACGTTTTTTTTTATGATTAACTCATTTTATAAATATTAACGAAACCTTTTTATTATTGTAGGTTGTAATAATATTTGTAAGAGTTTTTAAAAGAATGGGAATACCACGTTATTACACGCTTTTAAATACAACATTGTACAGGTATTGTTGACCCACAAGTAGCCGCAGTTACATTGTATTGTTCAGGGCCATTTGTTAATGATAAAACTTGGTAAGCACAAGTAACACAAGGAACTCTGTCTAAATTAACAAATTCTCCAATACTTAACTGATTTATATATCTAACTACATAAACATCACCACCAATTGCCCCTGTTTCACAATCAATAACCTCTTGAACGTTGTAATAGTAATATGTTTCCGTTGGTGTAGGTGTTTGAGTTGGAGTTGTCGTAGGTGTTGGGGTCGGTGTTTGAGTTGGAGTTGCCGTAGGTGTTTGAGTCGGTGTTGGACTCGGTGTAGGTGTTGGAGTTACCGTAGGAGTTTGAGTTGGTGTAGGAGTTTGAGTTGGCGTAGGTGTTTGAGTCGGCGTTGGAGTTACCGTAGGAGTTTGAGTCGGTATAGGAGTTTGAGTCGGTGTTGGGGTTTGAGTTGGCGTAGGTGTTGGCGTAGGTGTTGAGTAATCGTCACAACAGAATCCATAATCTATCATTAATCTAATTATAACGTCCTTATCCGATAAGGCCTTTAAACAATCGGTACTTAACTGAATTGTATTTGATTCGGTATTAATTATGATAGAACCAATACCAGGTATACTATCTAATAGATTTCGTAACGCGGTAACGTATTGGGTATCTGTTGGGTAATCCAAAATTCCAACTGAATTATAAAATTCACTAGTATAACCTGTACCCCCAACATCTAACAATATAGTAAATGTTGCGGCGGTTAATGAACATCCCGTTTCTCCCGAAGTTAGAACTTCATAACCATCATTTAACATTTGTCTTAAACCTTGTTCAGTACCACTATTCTCAATAAATTCACTATCACAGACATTAAATAATGAATATGTCGAATTATTAGAACTACAACTTACTGAAATTGTCTTGTTTGCAACACATCCGTCAGAATCGGTTAAAATTAAACTATACGTTCCCGCAGTCAATCCCGTTATAAACATACCCGTTTGAGAACCAACATTTGAGGACCAACCAAAAGTATATGGTGGTTTACCTCCTGTAATTAAGGCAGTAACTGTACCCTCATTACCGTTCCCACAAGAAGTACTAGTTAAAGTAAACGCGGTCTTGGTCGATGATGGAATAATAAAACTTGTTTTTATTGTACACGATTCACTATCAGGGTCCGCATCACTAACTAATGCGTTATAAAAACCTGCAGGTAGATTGGTAAATGTTGCCGTTTGGCTTGTACTATTTGCAATTATTTGACTACCGACCTGGTAGGTGTAAATACCTGGAGTGTCCACATAAACAGTAACCGACCCATTTTGATTTCCACAGGTAGTTGCAATTGGGTTCACGTTAACCGCATATGGTTGTACGTTCTCAATAACCACTGTTTTAGTGTAAGTACAAATCCCACCCTGAGTTGTCATTGTTACGGTATAAGTACCTGAACTTAAATTATTAAAAACCGCACTAGGAGATGTGTTCTGAGTATTAAGTACAGTACCGTTAGAATCTAATAATTCAAAAATATATGGCGTTTGTCCACCCCCACCTGATATAGTTATTGACCCACTACCGTTTGAACAGGTTGAGTTTTTAACAACTACGTTAGTTGATGTGAATGAGTTAGGTGTTAAAATAGTAGTACTACCTGAAACAACACATAGTGATGCGTCTGTAACTATAACGGTGTATGTCCCCGCAACTAAGTTATTATATGTATAAGTTCTACTTCCATCAATATCATTTTCACCATTTGAAAATTGATAATAAAATGGTGGTGTACCACCAGATAAATTAACAATAATTTGTCCATTATTATCAAAACAAGTTGGGGATGTGTTAACAAAGTTAATAATCCCTAATCTAGTTGCCGCGGATACCACAACACTTTTAGTTATTGAACAATTATTGGCATCTGTAACAGTAACGGAATACGACCCACCTGACAAACCTGTTAATGAGGGTTGATTTATCGGGCTACTACTCCACTGATATGTGTAAGGAGAGGTACCAGTTAAACCTGTCACATATATCGCACCAGTATTACCTTGGGTACACGCGGAATCATCAATAGTATATAAACCAAATGTGAATTTACCTGAATCAGTAATAACACAAGTGCCTGTAGAACCTGAACAACCACCATCGTCTGTGGCAATAACATAATAAATACCCGATGGTAATGAATCAAAAATTTGAACGTCATCAGCAATTGAAGTACTGATAAGGGTACTATTTAATCCCGACAACTGATATAAGTCGTAAGTTACTGGATAATTTTGTGTTGTAGCAGTTACGGATAACATACCATTACTTCCTTCACAACTCGCTTCAGTTACTGTCTCTAAACTAAGACATAGTCCTGTCGAAATCCAAAGATTTACATAAATCTCATCATTTGGCGGGGTATTTGAGTCATTTATTCTTATTTGATATAAACCTCCACTAAGTCCTGTTCTAGTTGAGTCGTCACCATCGTACACTAAAGTATCAACACCTAAATTTGGGTTATACCAATCGATAGTATATGGTTCGACACCGTCAATAGGGAATATTTGGATTGAACCATCACCCAAACCATTACAGTCCCCATTTACAATTGCATTATAAAACATTAATTACACTTAATTGAAAAGTTTATTCCGACATTTAACTCAAATGTCTTATCATTAAATTTAGGGTCACATCCTAAATTATAAATAACAAATTTACTTTCACTCGTACTTTCGTCCAACGTAAATCCAAGACCTTGTTCTAATAGTATGTCAGGTAAATATGTAGTTATCGTATTTAACCATTGTGCTGGTGATGGCACATCTCCTATTCCAAACCCGTTATAAAACATAACTTTCATTATTTGATTACCACCTAATTTAACATCAACATACCAATCAGACACGATTGACTGTTCAGAACAAGTGGTAAATGTTTCACCTATGGATATCAAATAGTTATTGATTGTTTGGTATAGTACATCACCGAATGAAGTAACAGTACTTTGTCCATTATCCCAAGGATATACATAACAAGTAACTTTTTCCTCACTACAATTATATGGGAATATATTACCATTAATACTACAAGGGTCACAAGGTAAAGGTACAATTTCACAACCTCTTTGTAATCTATACACGAATTTTTGTCTATGGAAGATTGAGTTTTCAAACTTAGACCCCGCCATCCATAAAGTGGATGCTGGTATCATTTGTTCAACTAATCTCACCCAATAATCACCTAAACCATTAATATAATTAATCATTGTCTGATAATTAAAATTATCGTTAGGGATATTAACCGCAGATTCGGATTGTTGATATTTCCACCAAATAGATTGTAACGTAGGGTATCCCCCTGTTTTACCATCAGAAATAAACTGTCTATTTCGAGTATTAATCATATTACTCCAAAACGTTTGAGCGAATTCAAAAAAGGTCTTCTTACTTGGTTTAGGATTGATAAACGTCCAATCAACTCCTCCAGGTTGTGGATATGGTGTTGTTAGACCTGTACTAGGAATTGGGTAGTCGTATTTAGTCGACATTGTCCAAACATCATATAACAATCCTTGGGCGGGGTTCATAAATAAATCAATGTTCTTAACATTAATTACTAACTTCTCATTATTAACAAAGTAATATGCGTTATAATTTGACCTACCACCACTAACCCTTAATCCAACGTCATTAATTGGCCAACTCTTTTTATTATCAATAGTTCTAACTATTTTAAAACCTTCACTCATATATGGGAAAGTTCTATATCTTTCTAAATATTTTTGACCGTAAGTGAACGGTTCAAAGTATGTTTGAATATTAAAATTTTGCCCCGTAAATACACTAGTCGTCCTATTAACCTGTTGAATACTTTGGTGACTCTCAACCAATTCAAACCAACCAGCGCCTTTTTGAAAGAAATAATTTTCATTATTCGATAATGAAGAAGGATAACCTTCAGAATCTATAGGATAGTCATCAAGTGTTGCATTGGCATCTTCAATATTTTTTTGACTTGTAAACCCTGTGTATTTAATACCTTTAATTGAGAAAGTGGTCCCACTATCATATGATGGTAAGTCCTGTGAATAAGTTCCACCTGAAATATAGGAATATTGTCTTTCAAAATCCCCCATATTAATCTTCTGTCCCGCAACATAAATATTCTCATTAAATTCAACTAACGCTTCAGGAGCCCCAACCAATCTAAGCATAAATTCAATAGATTTTCGAGTACCTTTAGACTTGAATAAGTAAGCGGCATTCAATATTAAATTTCTATAAAATTGATAATTCAACTCTGTTGGAGTATTGGCTCTTGAGAAACCAGGGTATTGTATTTTACTATCATTACCAAATACAGATTCTAAGAAACTATCGTTAGTGATTGGTGAAACATTAATTTTCCAACCGACTGTCTCCGCAAGGTTTTTAAGTAGTTGGGAAGGAATGTCGTTACCAACATTATAATTTACGGAATTCATAAACGACAAGGTGTCAATGAATTTTTTAACCTCATCAAAACTTCTACCATATACGTTCAATATTTTCTGAACTTTTTGGTCTTCCGTGTCAAAATCTTTAAAGGCTTGTGTTGTTAAAAATCTAGTAACTAAATTAGTTCTAAATGAGTCAAACGAATCTGCAATATCACTAACAGTTGCTAAGTAAAAATCAAAAGCCTCGGTTGCAATATCTAAATTCCAAACACCATTTAATGGCCAAGTTACTCTTTGGTTATCCGTAAACAGTAAACCATCTTCCGTTTGTCTTGGAACTTGAAAAACCGCAGTATACTGAGGAACTATCAATCTATTTAATAAAAATTTCTCAACCTCATCAAATGGTTCCAATAATGACTTATCGGTATAAAAACTATTGGGTCTAATAACTAAGTACTCTGTACTTGTTGTATTATCACCAAATGGTTTACCAAGAATTGTCACAGTTAAAATACCACTATATAAACTTTGGGTTGGTTGGATGTAAACTACAGGATATTCTTTATCCCCAATAAATAACGAATATTTTGTGTATTCAGTCGTTAAATTTCTTAATGGTGAAACTTGATATTCTAATAATGAAATATTTCTTGTTGAATTTATACTAAAATCAACCCCAAATGGGTTTCTTGTTTTAGCAATATTAATGTCAAATGTCGTATGGTTTTCAAGTATATCATAAACCGCGTTAGTTGCCGTATTACCTGTAGATGAATCGTAATTTATTGGTGATACCTCTAAAGCACCTGGAAAAAAGTTTATAATTTTTTGTATGGATGTTGACATCCTTTTAGATAAAGGTCCGTATAGAGTAAATCTTGAAACCTCCGATAAATCAAAATTAGGATAAACTCTAAAATCTTTAGCAATAATTGCTTTAGATTCTAAAATATTACCAATGTTTAAACTATCCAAAGATATCGGTTCTGAAAACGCACCAATATTAAAGTTTCTATTAACTTTCTCAACTACCGATGTTGTGAATTCAAAATTACCCTGCGTCAAACCTCCACCGTCAACAATTTGTAAACCTACAATGTTGTCGGAGAAAGTTCCAGCTCCGCTAGAGGGTCTCGGGGGATATCTATAAAATCTTTTTGCCATTATGTTGTAATACTTGTGAAGTTTTTACTGAAATCAATATTATTACCTCTATCTTGTCTAACCTCAAATAACAATTTATTGTATTCATCTCTAATTTCGTAAAGATTGTACTGTCTGTATATATTATTTTCAGTGTCGTAGATTGTGTAGATACCGTCGTCAATAGACTTAGTTTGATTACCGTAAAGAGCTATCGCCAATGTATTGAAATCGTGTTCAGCAACTTCGATATCAATCGTTATTGGGTTAAAAAAAGTATTACTGATAATGATATTTTGACCAGGCTGACCAATGAATGGTGTTGCGTTTGGTTTATTAGTAGGTGCAGATGAAGGTGTCAACGTACAAAACATTAAATTAGTAACACCATCAACATAACGATATCTAATCGCTTTTTGAGATGTGTTTGTTAAGTTTTGAGTTACAGGTTGACAATAAAAATTAGAGGTGATTACTCTAAAGAAGTTAGGTATCTTAGTACCATCATCATTTAAGTATTCAATTCTAAAACCAACTAAACCTTGTGCAGTAAATTTATTTTTAAATTGAGCAGGAACATTATCTAAATTAATTACAATACCTTTAATGTTTGGTAACGCTGATAATACACCACAATCATTAATCTGTGTTCTTATTTGAGCAGGTCTAAGATATAAGGTATATATTCCAAGTTTATTAAATTCATTTGCGGGTAATTTTAAATTATATAACCCACCAAGAATTTCAATGTCGGCATTACCACCTGTACTTGCATTATTGAAGTAAGGTCTTAATATTGTTTTAGCATCCAACGATTTTAATATAAAGTTGTCCGTCGCGTCTCTTGAAGGTGTATAATTTAAAATAATATCAACATCTTCGGGTGATACATCAGACGGTCTTATCGTTCCATATGTTCCTATTGCCATTTTGTTTTATTTTGTTTTTTAATAAATAGTTTATTAGTCTTTTTTGATTATAGATTTTCTTGTTTTATAAAATTAAAAAATCCATATCCATAGTTTTCAAGGTCTCCAATGTTATCAACCTCACCCAATCTTTCAATTCGTTCTAAAGCACTGTTCTTCCCTCGTTCAATAAAAACGTCGGACTGAACTTCTGGTTGATAGACGATATTCATTAATGACTCATCTTTCACAATCGGTTCTTGAACCATCCATTCAGGAATCAAACCACTACTATAGGTTAAGTACGATGTTGTTCCATCAATAAAATCAAGATACTGAGTATCTTGTATTGTATAACCCGTATATGTTGGTGTCATCGCACTTATCACACCAAAAAACTGATTATTTTTATCCTTTATAATTTTATTAAGAACATAAGGGTTTTTACCATAAGATTGTAGTTCAGTTATTCTAGACTCCGTATTACCCGTAATTAAGAAAGGTGTAGAGGTATAGTTACTTGAGACTTGGGAAACTATGTTGTTCTCGGAATCACCTGTAAAAATATAATCATAGGATATTGGAGTAGCACTCCAAGAACCAACGTTTGATGTAAAATAAGCGGTGCCCTTAGGATTATCTATTGTAGTACCTGTAAATGGAACCACCACAGTTTTTTTAACGGTATTAACACCCCAAGGATTTTTTTGTGTTAAAGTTATTGTATACGTCCCATTATTAATATAATCGTGATAAATGTAATTTGGTGATAACGTTGTGATTGTTTGACCACTTACACCATCACCCCAATCAACTTCAAATGTTGAAAACTTTAAATAATTTTTAAACTTTTGGTCTGACGTATTATAGAAATAATATCTCTTAGGTGAAACTGTTTGAGCCGAGAAAACAAAATTCTTCACAACATCAGATTGTAGTAAGTTACCATCAAATATTGAATATAACCCGACATCAACTGCGGTCTCGGTTATCATAATAGGAATTGTTAACCCCGTTAATAATGAATCTCCATTAGTCCCTCCCGAAAGAACTTGACTCATACCTGAATAAACATATGTACACCCACTCGAGTATGTATCACCACTTGGGTAACATATGTTGAATATATCACCCCCAATAACTTCAGGTGAAATTTTAATATAATATCTATCTTCGTTCATTATGGGTTAATATATTCATACCATTTTATCGGATTTGACTCCTGACCTGCAAGAGTTTGTCCTCCACTTGAAATATCGTAGATTTTATACGTGTAAGTATTATAATCTAAAATGACCTTATAATAGAAATATCTATCCTGTGGGAAATTAAACTTATCGCCAATCAAACTTGATTGGGGTCGATTCATCATCTTAACAAAATACCCGTTTTTCGCATCAAAAAATTTGGCAGTCATATAAAATGTTGTGATATTTAAAAAATCTCGTTTTTTTAACCAGTAAATAAACATACCTTCTTGGTCCCCTAAATAATCCAATTTGAATATTGGAGTTTTAATATTCTTAGTCTCATATCCAACTGTTGCTGCAGTTGTTGCTCCCTGTTGTGTTGGAATTATTATTGTCACATAATTTGTTTGGGTTTTTAAATCCGTACTATCATACAAATCCAATTTAAAAAATGAATTTTTAAAAGGATTTGAATACATATAAACTTCATTCGTTGAGAACCCTTGTACAACATACGAAGGTTCCCATATAGTTGTACTGACATTAGCCCCGTTAGGCACAAAATTAAATGAGTAATTAACATCCGTTTTCAACACATTATTTGTAGGGTCGACAATACCCGCAGGTGCGAATCTGGCAACTTCAAAATCTTTATCTCCATTTAAGATTTCAGTAATGGCGTTTCTTTCAAACGCAACTAAAGAATCCGACCTGTCGGTCAAATCCCAAGTCATTTGTACAGGTATCACTAATTCTTTATCAGTATCAGTAGGTAACGATATTTTATATTTATTCACAATCATCTATATCTGGGTCTGAAATTGCATATAATTGTTCAGGGACATTTCCTTCAGGAAATAATCTGAATATTATTTTTCTTGATGGATAATGAGAGCCATTTAAGAATGGGTAATCCACACCCAATCCATTACCATCTATATAACCATAAGTATATAAGTCTCTCCATCTTAACGTTTGATAGTATTCTGAGAAGTACGCATAATCAGGAACTCCTTCTATCGTTTTAACGTCCCCCTCTTCAATATAATCAGAATACACTTTTAGTGTAATCGAATTATGTGGTTGGTAATAATACCCTGGAGGGTTATTAGGACTACACGAAAAATTAAATGGGTCAGCATTTAAAATACATCCGACTTTAAATAAATTATCATTAAAAACAATCTTATGATATAGAGGTGATATAACTCTTTCTTTTTGTTCGAATCGATTAAACTCACAATAATCCCCATCAATAATATCACCTTCTTTTAAGTCATTGTTATAATAAAAATTGAAGGTATTACTACCAATAGTTTTACTATACGTACCTGTACTAATATTGGTTTTATTTCTTGATTTATTTGACGCTGCCCAATATGGGTTAACGTCTGATGTGATATTAAACCCAAATCCTTCTCGAATAGCGGGAAAATTTGGCACACTAGTATCGAGTGGCTTATTCATCCACCCAAAATATCCTTTATTTATAATTGTTATGAATAATTCACTTAATGGTCTATTCTGATTATCAACATAAGGTGCAATGTTAATGTCTTTACTAAAAGAAATTAAATACGATTGATTACCTTCTTTTTGAGTAATTCTCGCGGTATGGTCAGGGGTTAATGAACTATATTCGTACTGTCTGACGTTATCAAAAGGATTGTATTCAAATCCCGCTTTAGTTAATATAGTATCACTTACATTTGTAAGTATTCTATGTTTTCTAACATAATATTCTGATTTAGTTTCACCTGAGTTATAAATGTCGACTATTCTTTTAAAAGTACCTTTAGTATCATTTGTAAATGTAACACCAGTAAATCCGTAATTATAAAGATTAAAAATATATTCACCCGAACCAAACCCTGATTGACCTAAAGAATAAACTTGGAAAACCTTACTACCTCCATATCCCAACCATCCAGGGATGTTTATTTCAACATATTCCCCTTCAGATAGATTGTGTTTAACGGGACAGACAAATGAAATTAAATCTTGCCCTGACTCGGTGTATGGGTTTTGAATATAAAAAGGAATACCATCACCAGCAGCCCATCCATTAGTCCCACCATCCTCTTCATAATACTCTAATCTTTTAGTATAATCGTTTTGATATGCGTAACTAATATATTGGGTCCAATTATATGTTGTCGCACTTTTATTTACAAAATATATGTGTGGTTGAACCGTACCTGATGTTGTAGTATATCCTGGAACTTTGTTATCGGTTCGTATAAAATCAAATTCGTTATATAGTGGATACCCTGTCCACATAGTGGTATTAAATGAACTTAGTTGATTGGCGTAGTACATATTATACGTGAACGGTTTATAGTCAAGTAAACCAGTACTTCCACTATACACGTTATAAAACATAAAATCCATATTAGCACTAAGTCTAAAAGTGGATGACGCCTGTCTTTCGTCGTCAAACACTTGAGCTAAACTGATTCGATTATTCCTATCAAACTCATCAATTTCTTTTTGAGTATTTTCCAGAGGTACTTTAATACCTAAATCCGTATCAATTGCGGTCTTATATCTTTTAGACCCTAATACTATTCTTGTTTCAATTTGATTACTCATTTAAACCTGTAGTTCCTAAGAACTTATTTGAAAATCTGTTTATGGCAGTATTACCTTTTCTTAATCCAAAATAGAAATACCAAGGAGCACCTCCTAATATAGTCTTACCTTGAATTGTTGGTGCCGAATAATTGTAAGTTATTGACGCCATATCATTCGAATTACTTGCAAATAAATAACCACGAGCGTTATATTCATTAACCGAAGCGTTCCATACAGGATATGGACTACCAGGTATTTGTGTTGGTAATCTATCCATTTGTTGATACTTAACCGCCACAATACTCGAAGGGTCAGGAGATGTAGCCCAATTATTAGTTTGTGTACCAAAGATTGTGTTACCCGAATTTAATCTCCACATATAATGAGGTGTAAGTTGTGATTTAGTTGAGGTATAATCGTAAGCAAAATCATTAGTTAATGGGTTCCATCTAATTGTTCTAACAGGTGAGATAAAATCTCTAACTTGTATTGATTCCGTACTTGAGGTAAACATAATACCCATCATAATACTATTTGAACTAGTCCCCGCCGCGATTACAGACGCCCCTCCAGGGGATGAAGGTGATGTAGTATAAAAGGATGTGTCCAACGGAACCACACCAATTTGGGAGTTAACCGCCACTGATTGTGCGAAATCAGCATCAACCTTTCTACCACTTCTTGAAAATAATCGAGTAATTTGGTTACCAAAGAAGTTAGCTAAGAAACTAGAATCAAGTAATCTCATAATACCAAATAGATTAACCATATCTGAAGTATCATTATATGAAGTTTCAGAGAACTCTTTCATATTATACCCATCAAATTGACCGTTTAAAATAATCTCTTTCATAAATGAATCTCTAGGTCCTAAATTAATAAGAGTTGTTGGGTATTTTAAATTAGTATCATTAGCTCCTTTACCATCATCCCCTCTTGATTTAAATCCAATAAAGTTACTACCATCCCAAGGTGTACTTCTATAATAAAACGTATTTGTTGTTGGGTGTAGGAAAATAATATCTCGACAATACTCCCGACCATTAACTTTATTCTTACTATTATAATAGGTATTAATTTTGAACGGATATGCAAATAATACACCGTTAATCCAATTATTATTAAAGACCTGACTTAAAACTCCTTGACATAATGCAAAGAAGAACTTGAATCTAAGGATATATTCCCCAAAATTTTCAAGGTCTTTACCCATTCCAGCAATTGGCCCGAAAATATCATTAATGTCACCACAACGAGGACAAAAACGATAACAACCGTTATCAGTCACCGCATCATCGTTCTTACACGCAGGGTCAACAGTGATATTTAAACCACTGGTACCCTGGTCGTAACATTTTAATGAAACCATTTTAGTACAAGTAAATGTATTTAAAGCACTATTACTTTCAAACGCGTTGTCATTAGGTTCAAATGTGTCAGCATACGACGCGTTTGATTGTCCAGCACCTGCAACAATAATACCATTAGTCGAGAAGGTATATACGGTCAACGCAGGATTTTGTTGTAAGAAATAGGTGTTATTACCATTAGTTGTTTGAAAATCAGAAGTAGGTAATCTATCACTTCTCATAACATTATTCTTATAATAAGACATACTTAAAGTACTACCCGTATTATACCCTGGACTATAATAATATGATTTTAAATTGTTAGGGTATGATGTTGATGGGGTAAACACATACGCTCCTCCGTCAACAAATTCACTAGGGTTATATTTTCTTGGGGTTAGTGTACCACTATACAAAGCCTGACTTGATAACGATTTAAGTAAACGTCTAGGTGATGATATTGTATTATCAATCTTAGATGGGCTCAAAACCGTAGCTGGTGGTGATGGTACAAATACCGACGGAATCACTTTAGTATTATCTAAACTAGAATAAAACGTATGAGTATTAGTCGTGTACCCCGTATAATAATATGACGATGAATTTGCGGGTTCAAAGAATTGAGAACTAAAATATAAATCAAATCCATTGTTAGGAGTGTTGTTATTCATACCAGAACCAAAATCGTGGTCAAACATATTCAACGGTGATGATGATGCAGGTAGCGTCGAATTCTTAATTGGAACGTTAACTTTATAATCCCCGATAACTAAACAATCTGGTTGGTTAATTGATGTGTACCCAAAAACTCGACTCAGGTCAAATTTAGTTTGAACACTAAATGAATTAGGGTCAACACCTCTTTGGATTATTAATACCTTACTGTCTTGTGATATAAAATCAATAGGTGTCACAGTTACCGTGTCACTAAAAATTCCCGTAAAACTAGTAATAGTTGAAGTACTTTCAATAATATCCCCAAAACTATTCGCGAAACGAGTTGCAGGTACTAAACTTCTAAACTGAGCAATGGTCATTCCCGTTATTACTTGGAAATACTCAATATCTGACGGATATGTGTAATATATTGTTTTACTAACATTAGTGTTATACATAGTAGGTGTCGAATATGAAAATGGTATATTCGACAATGGGTTAGTCGGACTTGCGTAAGTACCACTTAACGTAGTTGGTATTGTCGTAGTACCCGTTAACTGAGTACTTCCAATACTATTAACCGTTGCACCTGTAAAGTTAGGGTCTTTAGATGAATATGGACTTGAAAATGAGAACATCTTACCCGCACTAAGGGTAGTCGCTTTACTAACTAAAATCGCAATTACATTATCAAAATGTCCCGCAGTAGGACCGTTAGAAGTTGGTTCGTATGTCACTTTCACCTGATTAGCACCATTGTAGTAAGAACCTTTAGTATTAAATAAATTAATCCTCTCACCAAACGGTAAATCATAACATTCCATAAAACCTGAAGAAGTATTTATTCTCCCGACACCTCCCGCAGTCATATTGGTACCATTAACAAATGTACCCCCTAATAATTGTTTGATAATAGGGACATCTGATGGTGACCAAAAAAGTGTATTACTGAAAATATTATTAAATACCGATGGGTTGTCCAACTTACCAAAGGCAGTCGGTATGTTAAATGATGTTATAAATTGACTTTGGTTTTGTTGTGCCTGACCCGTGGTTTGATTAGCCCCACCTGTTGTAGGGTCACTACCATTACCGTCTGACCCATCACAACTACAAGCTTCACAGTCAGGATAAGTTAACATTGGCATATCCAATGGTTTAATTGGTAGTTTTGGGTCGTCACAATCAATACCCAAAGAACGACAAATCCATCCAAAAGGATAGAAACTAATTGCAACAATACTAAATCCAATACCACAAATACCACAAAGTACTGTTTGAATAATTAGATATATTAGATTTATAAGAAACGCAATAATATCATAGGCGATAAGGACGGGTAACATTAAGAACCCAATAATTGAAATTAGAATATTCAATATTATCCATAATAATGATGTATGGAAAACCCCGTCATTCGCAGGAAATTTATTTACACTATCTTCACAGGTATCATCATCAATTCTTTTAATTGCTAAGAACTTTTCTTTACCACCAGCAACCTTATAGTTGTCGATTAAACCCGAAACAGTATAAACTTTATTATAATCGAATTCATAAAATCTATCTTCACAATTAATATAGGATAATAATTCAGGGTTTGTTATATCAACACTACCTGTAGTATACCCTGACCAACCTAAATCAAACGCATATGATGTTAACGCGTCATTATAATCCCCAAGACCACCTCGTAATGGGTCAGACCCATAAAACTCCCATCCTTTTTCTTTAATGTTTGGGACTAAGAAATAACCTCTTTTAAAATCTTCCGCAATACTCTTACTTTGTTGCCATTTAATTTTAAACCTGTATTTAGCTTTAGTTGGGATACCGACTTTAGGGTCGTTTGAAATAACCTGTTCCCCATATTCATTTGTAGATATGTAGTTATTATTCATTGGTAGGTCAAACATCCACACACCATTACCGTCAATAACTTTACCACCATTAGGTAGTTTAGCTTGTTCGAGTATTGGTAACCCGTCAGAGTCGTTAAAGATTGTTTGGGTAATAGCCAAAATCTCACCAGGTCCTGTGGTCATTTGACACTGATTTCCTGTTTCTTTTCTCGAAACACAATTTTGTTTAATGGCAATAGAGTTTGAGGTACTAACTAATGACCCCATAAAAATTGCGGTAGGTTTAATATCAATGTTAGCCTCGTTGGTAATGTCAAAATCTGTTCTTGTAATACCTATTTGACATATCTCAGGTTCACCCCAAAATGGTGCAACCTCAATACTCTTATTAATAACAACAACCTGAGGTAATGAATTAAAGTTCGATGATGAATTAAATTTATTCCCATCAAATTGTTCTTCAGTTGCAAGTCCCATTCTAACCAAATCCTGAGGTCCTAACGAAAAAGGACCAATATCAGATAGGTCAACATTCATCACTATAGTATGACTACCAACAGGTACCCCATAAATTAAGTAATCACCACTGTCATTCGTTTGAACGGTATATTTGTAATACTTGTCATATAATTGAACAACCGTTTGGTCAACTAAGTTATCTTTTCGAGAAGGGAATGTCCCTGTGGCAACGTGATTACTATAAGAAGGAAGATATGGTAATAGATTAAATTTGTACCCATCCTCATTAGTATCTAAAACCGATTTATAAGGATATATTGATTTAATGACAGGGTTTTTTAAGTCCTCGTCAGTTACAGGTATGAAGATTGATAACTTAGCGTTTGGTATTCCATAACCATTGTTTGCAAAAACTCTACCAGCAATAACCCCATAATCTGAGCACATTCTTAAGTAGACATCACCTTGCCTAATTTTTAATGATAATATTTCAAGTTGTTCAAAATCTTGGTCAACTTGAACTACTAAGTTTTGGTCTTTGCCTGGATTAGCTTTAATTCTATACGAATTCCCCATTATATTCCTTTAATCGATAAATAGTTGATAGACTGTTTTTCAAGTCTGTGCACTGGTTTTTATGTTTAGAAAAAACAAGTTACTCTAAACATAAAAAGATAATGTAATAAATAAATCCTTAGCTAATTGATACGGTTTGGAAATTCTTAACCTTAACCGTAATATCCTTATTTGGATATCTAATTTGATAGATTTGAGTTGGGAGTGCAAAGATAGTATTGTCGGTAGGTTCTATCTGTTTTGTAGAAGAATCCGCGTATTTCATTGAAGTTTCTGAAGATGAATATTCTCCCCCAACTTTATTAAACACTTTTAATTCAGTTAACGATATCACTCCATTCTCAGATTGAATTATTTTATTAATTTCAGATATATTAACGTTACCCCCTAATTGTCTTGTTGACGGATTAAAATAATCCGAAATCTTATTAATTATCGTACCAACAACAACCCCTTGATTTTGACTTGCATCCAACACAACTGACGCCTCAACGGCTAAATCAATTACATCCGCAGTTTCAATTGAAATGTAGTCGTTTATCATACGATAGTTTGAAAGATACTCAGCAAGATTATTTAATAACGTATTTGAAACTATAGATGTTAAAGCACCTGAAGTATCGTATGACAATATCTTAACTCTAATTTTATTATCTTCCTCAACAACAGAGACTTTAGCAGGTGCACCAAATTGTCCTGGCATTTTTCTAATCAAAGCTTCATAATCATTAATCGTAACCGCTCTATTTTGTGCCGAGAAGTTAAACGATACAAAATTTCTTATTTCTTCTAACGTAGGTAATCCCGCTCCCCCAATTGCCGCAGTTACGTTAGTACATCTTAATGAATTAACCACCGCAGTATTTGTCGATTCTGAAGGTCCGTTTACAAAGAACGAAACCGTACCAATCTGATTGATAGTATTAACTCCGATATTGGTACCTAATCCACCACCAATTCTATATTGTACAAAGATTGTGGTGTTTGCTTTTAACGTACTACCTAATGAAAAATTATTTAAATAATTCTGCATCGGTAAAGTCTCAATTCCACTTCTCGCAAATTCCCTCAATTGGTCTTCCGCCGATGTGTTACCCCCACCAAACGTCATCTTTAAAAATCCTTCAGGTGTGTATTCAGTTATAAATCTGTCATTAGTAACAACCCATTGTCCAACTTTAACTCCAGGTAAATCAGTTGGTTTCGTCGAATCCTCGATGAATACCCTATCTTGAGCTAAGGCATCAACTTCATACCATTTCCCAGCAGGTGATAAAAACTCAGACACCGTAGGTACGTTAGCGTAGTTAGTACCATCTTTCTGTATAACTGATGTAACACCTAACACATTCTTTTCTGGTAAGAACAACTCAAAAAACGGTCTAACGTCATTGGCGGTTATAACTTGTTTGAATACTTTGGTAATACCATTAACTACTAATTCTCTTTTAGTTATTGTATAACTAATTAAATTGTTGTTACCATCGAAGTTAGGTATTTTAAGTCGGTTTGGGAAACCTTGTGAGTTATATGGTGATGAAAAATCAATATCGTATACGTTTTCAAAAATTTGTCCCACACCCGTAACTTGACTTCCTCTTCTTAATATACCTTCATATCTCTCATCATCCTTATCACCATTTGCAGGTACCGTAATTGAGAAGTCGACTAAAGCAACTGAAGGTCTTTGACCTGGAAGTTTTAATCCATAAGTTCTCGCGATGTTAAATATTGAAGATTTTTGTTGGGCGTATTGTAAAACTGTTTCTTGAACACTTCTATCAATATGGAAGTGTAAGTTGTCAGATACGGCAGCATTTAAATCTAATAAAGCCGAGAAAATAGACGCGTCGTTAAAATTATCTATTAACTCAGGATAATAGGTTTTTGTGAAATTTATTAATTCCGTTCTAACTTCTTGGAAGTCCCTTACGGTATAGGATATTCTTTTTTCTGCCATATTAATTAAATATTTAAGATTACGAAATCTTTACTACTAAAGACATCGTCGGTTATTACGTAATCTATTTTAACCTTAGCGGTGTATTCATCGGCACCCATACCTGGCATATTATACTCAGTAGTATTACTACCTGAACTTACACCACCACTTTCTGTCTCTTCACTAACATAAGCTTTGACACTAATACTAGTAATTCTTAATTGAGGTAAATACTTTTCACACGACTCTCGAATCTCAGATTCAATACTGTTAAATGTTGGAGTATCTAGTGGTTCGAAAATATACTCATATAATCGAGTTCCAAAATCTGGCAAAAAATATCTAGACCCTTTTCTTGTAAGAAGTAGGTGAATTAAATCTGTCCTTATCTCATCGTTAGCAGTTTGAGTTAATTTCAGATAGTCTCCTTCAGTAGAACTGTTGAAGGGGAATGCAATCCCATATGTTTTACCATTTGCCATATCAATAAATATATGTCGTGATTATTTCTTATAAATAGTGTAAAATAAAAAATCCCGACATAGTGTCGGGATAATTGTCGTTATATTTTAAATTAAGATGAACATCCAAAACATTCAATCTCAATACCCTCAGGTTTTGGTGGTAGATTCATATGACTATAATCTACTTTAGGTACCTCAACATTTTTCTTAGGTGATTCCATTTTTGAAATATCCATAGCCAAATGTTTTGCTCCTGTTGAAATCGCCTTTGTTCTAACATAATAACAAAGTGTTTTCAAACCTTTCTTCCAAGAGTGGAAGTGTGATGAAGATATCTTAGATAATGTTGGGTTTGACATATAGATATTCATTGATTGTGATTGGTCAATGAATGGTGCTCTGTCAGCCGCCATATCAATAAGTTCCTTTTGTGAGATTTCCCAAATAGTTTTATATTTCGGAATTAAGTGTTCAATTCTCTTAACTTTTTTATTGTAATTTTTATCTTCAGTGTCTAAGTAAGCGTTGAAGTTAATTTTTTGGATTGACCCTTCGTTGAAGATGATTTCATTTTTTAGGTCCTCACACCAAATTCCAATTTTTTCAAAGTCGTTAATCAAGTACTTGTTAACAATCATAATTTCACCACCAACAACTCTTCTATTGAATAAAGCCGAGTGAGCTGGTTCTGTCATTTCAAACGAACCTGTAATCTTAGCTGAAGACGCAACAGGCATTTGAGCCGTGAATAATGAGTTACAAACACCGTATTTTTTAACATCATTTTTTAATGATTCCCAATCAAACATACCTGATAAGTCAGACTCTTCTAATCCCCACATATCAAATTGGAAATTTCCTTTAGACATAGGTGAACCGTTAAAGAATTTGTAAGGTTTTCTGTTTTCTGTTTTACATAGGTCGTTACTTTCAGTAATTGCTGCAAAATAAATTGTCTCAAAAATTTGTTTGTTAAGGTTTTTAGCATCTTCAGACGTAAAGATATAATCCATTAAGTAGAATACATCCGCTAATCCTTGTGTCCCAATTGCAATCGCTCTTTGTTCTAAACCACCTTTATGTCCTTTATCTGTAGAGTAGTTGTTTTTATCTACAACGTTGTTTAACGCTCTAACAACTTTTCTAACCTCACTGTATAATAATTTAAAATCAAATTTACCATCAACAATAAAGTTTTTCAATACCATAGAAGATAATGTACATATCGCGGTTGTCTCCTCATCAGTAAACTGATAAATCTCATTACATAAATTAGATTGTTTGATTACCCCAATATTTTGGTGATTAGTTTTTCTATTTGCATTATCTTTAGAACATAAATAAGGTACTCCTGTTTCAACTTGCGATTCAATAATTTTATTCCAAATTGTTTGTGCAGATACTTTTTTACCAATACCTAACTCAACTGCTTTACGATAATTTTCTTCGTACTCGTCACCATAACATTCTTGTAATGGTTTAATACCTGCTTTAATAATATCATTTGGACAGAACAAATACCAATCATCGTTATTTTCTACCGCCTTCATAAAGTTGTCAGGAATCCATAATGCGGTAAATAAATCACGAGCTCTTAATTCCTCAGCACCAGTATTCTTTTTAATCTCAAGTAAATCTATAATATCCTTATGCCAAGGTTCTAAATAGATTGCCGCACTACCAGGTCTTCTACCTTGTTGATTAAAGAATCTTAAACCTTCGTTTACAATTTTCAAATATTTCAATAATCCTCCCGCAAATCCTCCTGAAGAATTGATTCTACTTTCTTTACTACGAATATTAGATAAACATAACCCAATACCTGCAGCGTCAGACGAATACGTTGATATGTCGTTGAAAGTATTTAATAATCCGTTTCTTGAATCTGAATCGTTATAATGTAACACACAAGACGCTAACTGAGGAGTTTTAGTCCCTGAGTTAATCATAATTGGTGTTGCTGGTGAAATAAGTTGGGTTGATAGTGAGTTGTAATACTCAACGGCCTCTTCAAAAGTGTTAGTAACCCATAACGCAACCCTCATATACATATGTTGAGGTCTTTCAATTACTTTACCTTGTGGTGTTTTTAACAAATACATTTCAATTAACGACCTCCAAGCAAAGTAATCAAAGTTGTAATCATTTTCGTGATTAATAACCGAATCAATATTACTTGCTCCGTAAGATTCCACAATCTCCATCAATCTATCATTTACCACACCTTCTACGTGTAATGTGTGCATAGTATTTGAAAAACTTTCAGAAGTTTCTTTATGGTATGAAGATATTGCAACTGACGAAGCTAATCTTGAGTAGTCGTGATGACTACCTGTATAAGCTGCAGCAATTTCATAAATAAGTTTATCCAACTCTTTAGTTGTGATTAAACCCTCAGTTGGTACTGAGGTAATCACCTTAATAAAGATTTCATCTGAATTAACGTTAAGTCCTTTAGACGCTCTTTTAATTCTTTGATATATTTTTTGTGGGTTAAACGACGCGTCGTCTCCACTTCTCTTTTTTATTCTTAATGACATCATATTTCTCTTTTTTATATATTAAAAATCATCGGTAAATGAAAGTGATTCACCTAACTTTGCTTTTTGGTATTCAACAGTTCTTGATTCGAAAAAATTACCTTTTGTTTCAACGGCAATTTGTTCCATAAACTTAAATGGTTGTTCAACGTTAAATTCTTTTTTACAACCAAGTTTAATTAATAAACCGTCAGTTACAAATTCAAGATATTGTTTCATTAAATTTGAGTTCATACCGATAAGTGAAACTGGTAATGATTCAATAATGAATTCTTTTTCAATCTCTAATGCGGATAATAATATTTCTCTGATTCTTTTCTCACTTGGTTTATTTTCAATGTGATTATTCAATAAATGAATTGCAAAGTCACAATGTAAATTCTCATCTTTAAAGATAAGTGAATTAGCATTACATAAACCTTGCATTATTCCTCTTGATTTCAACCAAAAGATTGAACAGAATGAACCCGAGAAGAAGATACCTTCAACCGCCGCAAACGCGATTAATCTTTCCTCAAAGGTTGAATTTTCAATCCAATCCAAAGCCCATTTTGCTTTCTTTTGTACCGCAGGTAATTTATCAATTGCGTGGAAACACTCATCTTTTTCTTCAGGACTTGAGACGTAAGTGTCAATAAGAAGAGAATACATTAATGAGTGAATGTTCTCCATCATAAGTTGAAACCCGTAGAAGAATTTTGCTTCAGGGTATTGAACTTCTTTAAGGAAATTTTCCGCCAAATTTTCATTTACAATTCCGTCAGACGCCGCAAAAAATGATAATATATTTTTAATGAAGTATTTTTCATTATCCGATAAATTTTCCCAATCACGAATGTCGTTTGTCAAGTCAATTTCTTCGGCCGTCCAAAACGCCGCCTGATGTTGTTTGTAAAACTCCCAAATATCATTGTGTTCAATAGGGAAGATAACGAACCTGTTGGGATTTTCTACCAATATTTTTTCCATAGTAATTTTAATTTAATTTTTGTTAAGACTGTTTTTGTTTTTGTTGTTGCTCTCTTTCTTTTCTTTTCTCAAGAAGTTCTTTAACTCTATCTCTTTTTTGTTCCTCTTTTTGTTCTTCAAATCCTAAGAATGTTACTGAACTTTCAGTATCAATTTCAATAAGTTCATTATCAAATTTACAGTTTTCGAATACAACACCATCGGAACCAATACGAGATTTAGTAATTGCGATAGTAGCAAGTTTCATTTCTTTTTGTTGTAAAGTTTTAGCCACGGAAATGATAACGTGTCCAACTTGTGCTTTCTTAATAGAACCACCCATTTGGTCGGTGGTAACCACTTCTGATGAAATCGAGGAACGGTTTCCTTGTGTTGCGGTCCATCCAACAATGTTCAACTCGTGACACATTGCTTCAAAACCTCTCATAACTGAACCTTCACTTTTCCATTCATCTCCAAGATTTTTGTCAGGTACTACACAATCAATATAATCTAAAAGAATCATATCAATTTTATTTCCCTCAGCAATCATTTTCCTAACTTGGTTTTTGATTTGCATCATAGTTAGAGTATCAGAAGGTAATTTTTTAAGAGTTAACTTGTTCGGCATAGATTCTTTAATTGCCGTAACTTTCTCCATTACTTCTTCTTTCTTATTTGCCATATCATCAGGGGCAATTCCTGTCCAAAGTGTAAAATGTTTTCTTTGAATAATCTTTGGGTTATCTTCAAAGAATATTTGTAATACGTTATAACCTAAGTTAAATCCGTGATTAGCTATTTTTGTTAATAGTGTAGATTTACCTACACCTGTTGGTGCCAAAATTACACCGATTTCCCCTTTGGCCAAACCACCTTTAAGTAGTTTGTCTATACCTGGGATTCCCATAGGTACTGGATGTCTGTAATCATCATTTAAAACATCGTCTAAATTGTGAAAAACATCCTCAGTCCCTTTATCAACCTCCCCGACTTGTAAGGCTTTACTAACCATTTCTTCTAATGTGTCGTAGTTTTCAAACTCACCCCCATCAATGATTTTTTGAGCCTTTGTCATCACTTTCTGTAACTCTTGTTGTTTACAGAATTTTAATGCCTTTTCCTGAACATAAGTACTACCCTCAAGAGGTGCCTCAGCAACTTTATTAATCGTGTCTAATACCATTCTGGCAGCTAATTCCTGTTGGAATTCTGACTTGGCAATCTGACCTAATGTTTCAAAAGATGGACTTGATTCGTACTTTTTATAGTATTCTTTAATCATCTGAATTATGATTTTAAAATACTTGTTTTCAAAATAATTTAGTTCAATAACATCAATAATTGAGCGAGCGAATTCTTTATCTAAGATAGTTTGATTAAGAAGTTGTAATTGGAAAGTTTCCCCTAAATAATTAAAATTTTTGCCTGAATTCATACTCTATATTTGTTTGTGTAATTGATAAATACTATACTGAAAGCGGAAGGCCTATATATTCATAAGTTAAATTTTCACCTGAAAAAATGTCAGTTAAACCCTTAAGTACAGTTTTTAGGTACGGACGTACGTCTACGGTGTATCTTATTTTTGGCGGGTATAATTTTGCATTGAATTGTCTATGACAAAGTGTCTCATCACCAACCTTAATAAATAAATTAAAGTGTTCTTCACCGTCAGTCATTGAGGTGTTTAAAACGTTCTCATCTTCCATAATTTGATTGATATTATCAATCATATATGAAACTGTTCTGTTTTTCAAATCTAACTCTAAATCCTCTTTAACATCTTTAATAAACTCGTACAACTCTAACGAATTTTTTGCCGATGAATTAAATCCTTTTACATTGTAAAATCTTTGTACAATGATTCTGTCGTTTAACGTAAGTAAAAACTCCATTTTCGTTAAGTCTTGCTCTTTTGTCATAATTTAATTTTTGTTTGTTTTATAATTTCTTTTTTCTTTTCGGGTTAGTTTCATAAAAGGTCTGATGAAGTTAACCCAAGCATCATCAGTTTTTGGTAGGTATTTAAAGAATCCGTTCTCCATCATCATCTTTATTAAGTTTTTATACCCCCTACCATCGGGGTCTAAACTCTCTCTATAATAAAGTTCAACTAACTCTTTCGCTTCATCAGTTATTAAAGGATTAGACAAATCTACGATTTTTTCATTAATTACAAAAAATTCATTCCCATATACACCAGTTTTAGTCTTACCTGTAAGTAGATTATTTAACGCAGTGTTGTTTTTGTCCGTTTCAAATAACTTTTCAGCCTTAGTTAAAATATCGGAAACATTTACCGTATTTTCAAGTAGCTCAGGAAATAATTTAACCAAAGTTTTCTCACCTAAGTAATAGATACCGTCTATGTTATCCGATTTATCACCAGATAATATCTTATAGGTTTTAATGTTTTGATGTGGGAATTCATAGTGATATATCTTAATCTTATCACCATTCTGATACATCGTCTTAGTGTTTGGGGAATAGATAGAGACACGTTCTGAGATTAACTGTGTTAAGTCTCTATCACCTGAAAATATTGTCTTATTTTCATCAGGAGACACCTGACAATAATAAGCGATTAAATCATCAGCTTCATTATTGTCAATGTCTATCTGTCTTACAAACATTTCTTCCAAATATTGTTTAACTCGTTCTTTCTGTTTAGTGAAAGAATCTTCCTTATACACATTAGGTTCAGAATGTCTGTTTTCTTTATATTGTGGGTATATTAGTTTTCTCGCGGATGAACTACTCTCACCATCCCAAAATACTACAACTTTATCATAGTTGTATTCTTCTATGAACTTACGTAGAGTATTAATGAAATGCCATATCCCACCAACGTGTTCTCCTTTATGGTAAAAATCTTTTACCCCGTGAAATCCTATTTTTAGTAAATTATTACCGTCAACTAATAATGTTTTAGTCACTTAGTTTTGTTTATATTGTTACGACTCTTTTTCTTCTCTTAAATCAAAATCACCATCGGTTCCGATAATCTCTTTCCAATAGTCAGCATATTCTTTTTTGTATTTCTCAATAGATGCCTTCTCTTCTGACGCTTCTTTACCTGCAATAAATCCGTGTGGTGTTACAATGATTTTACCATCCTCATAACCAAGACCATTGATGTGGTTTTTCATTACAGATACTTTAGTTCTTGACGCGAATTTGATTGTTCTCTTGTCTTTTGTTGCAGTAATTTTTGTAGTTCCAGCCCCTTTTTGATTTCCAAATAAGAAAACTAATGATGAGTTTAACCAAATCGCCTCTCCACCTTTAGCTTTAATTTTAGGTTGTCCAAATGGATTATCAGGTAATTCAACCCAAGGTTGATTAACAATGATTAAAGTATTTTCATACTTAGAATCAGCTTTACGAGAACCTGAAATACGTTGGTTGATACCCATACCTATTTTGTCGGCTAACGTTGAGGCGTTGTGTTGTTTACCGCCTTTACCTTCGTAAGTCATTTTACAAGGAACTGAACCAACTGAATCCCACATAAAACATAAACTATAATCTAACTCACCTTTCTCTTGGGCGTCCAACAATGAATTAATATAATCCGTAATTTGTTCAATATAGTCAAAGTTATTGTTGAAGATGTAAAACCCATCCCAATCCAATTCCCCTGTTGTTTCATCAACAACTTCTTCACATTCAAAACCCATAAGTTTTGCGTGTTCAAAAGACCATTTTTGTTCTGTAATAATGAACACAGGTAAAATACCTTTTTTCTGAGCATCAACCGCGGTTTTAACCAACGCAGTTGTTTTTCCCGTATCCGAGTGACCTAAAAACATATTCAAGTGACCTATAGCAGGCCCTGGTAATCCTACCGCGTCCAAAAAGTCAGTACCCAAATCAAAAAATCTTTGTGGTTTGTATTTTGCCGATGTTGAGAACTTATCCTTGATTGATTTAAAATCGTTTTTTTTGATTGCCATATGTGTCTATGTTATTGTTTCTTTTTATTTAAAATGTAAAGAACTTGGACACCTTGTCTGAGTAGATGTCCAAGTTCAGTTGTATTCTTAGAATGGCATATCCTCATCAGGTTGTGCATTCTCTTGTGGGTCTTTGTATGAAGAAGCGCTTGTTCCTCCACCCATACTCATTTCTTCAGATGAACTATCACCATAAACATAACCACCTTTTTCAGAATCCCAACGTGGAGTTTCTCCTCGAGCAATTGCCTCTAAATAGTCAGTTGGTTTTTTAGAATAAACATCTCTCCAAGTTAATTCATCATTAACCCAAGCTTCTAATTGAGTCTTGTCTTCGTGTAATGGTTGTGCATCATCATACATAATTGTTTGGATGATTGTATAATCCTTACCTTTTGGAGTTTTTGCTTTAGCTAATTCGATAATCAAATCACGACCGTTTTCTGCGTTAGTGATATCTCCTTTATTTCTCCAAATTGGAATAATTTTGTCTAACACACCTTCGTTTTTGTAGTTGTGTTTGAAACGCCAGAATTTAACACCATCTTCAGGTTTATCTCTGTCGATTACTTTGACAATGTAGAATTTTCTTGATTTGTAATTTTTAGCAAGTTCTTTGTCAGACTCTTTACCTGTTGAGGTAAGTTCTTCATAAACTTCGTTCAAAGGTGAACGTTCGTTATCGTTTTTAGAAGGGTCATATAGTTTGTTCCATTGACCACCTACTTGCACTTCGTGGAACCAAGCCTCAACAAACGGTGAACTACCATCTTTTGTTGGGAGGATACGAATACGTTTTTGAGCAGAGTTTTGTCCTTGTGGAAGAATTGCCGCGAAGTATTTCTTCATACGTTCGTCCATAGACATTTTGTTGGAGTTACCTCCTGACTGTTGTGATTTCTCGTACTGAGCTAAGACAGAATCTAGTGTTGACATCATAATAATTGTTTTTAAAATTTTAAGTTATTTGTAACCTAATAATAAACCCAATTACCTACTTTGTCAAATTAAAATCCGAAATTCTTTTTAGGTTCCATAGTGAATGAATTTTTAATATCCGCAGATGAGAAGTTCTCCACATCATCACTTGTTAAAATATATTCATTCTTACCTGATTTTTCCATATCAGGTTCTTTATCGATAAAGAAATCTGTCAATTTTTGATTAAAAGGTCCCGAATCTAAACTTCTAAGTTCTAATTTTTCTTGTGGAGTCTTTTCTCTGTATTTTTCAATTTTCTCTTCCATAGAGTTAATCTTACTCATTAATTGGTCCATTTCACCTAACTTAGATTCTAAGTTGTCTAAGTGACCAAATAACTTATCAAAATACTCATCTTGTTTTTGACCCATATCTTTTTGGGTAGTTACTAAATCTGTGATATCTAACTCTTCACTATCAGTATCTTCCATACCCTCTTCACCTTCAGGATTTCCCTCGTCGTCAATTTTTTCAACATCAGGGTCTGTTTCAGTGTCAATAGGTTGTGCCTCTCCTTCCACAGGAGTTTCACCTCCAACAGGAGCGTCTCCAACAGGAGCGTCTCCAACAGGAGCATCTCCAACAGGTGCATCACCACCTGGTAATGGTGGTGCGTCTCCAACAGGTGGCTCAGGTAATTCTTGTTCTAAGATATATTTGTTAATTGAATTATATCTTTTAATCTCTTCTATAATTTTCTTATCGATTCCCATATTCTTATCCGTTTAATAATTGTTTAACACCTGTTAGTGTTTCAACTTGAACTTTTTTATTTTTAGACATCATATGGTCAACTCTTTCAATTAGACCATCCTTCATTCTAACAGTATAACATTCGTTAGTGTCTAAATCACATACTTGTTTAGTACCATCACCCATATCTTTTTCTGTGGTTCTGGTTTTTTTACCTAAGTAATTATCTAATATTAAATTTGCGTCCATAATCTTATTTTTATTATAAATATTGCGGTTATTGTAAATGTTATTGTGTGAATGGTTGGCTAACCAAATCTATTTTAGTTGAATTTAACGCCCCGTTAGGGTAATATTCTACGTTTAACGTATAAGTTCCAGGGTTTCTACCATTAACTGTACAAGTTTGAGCTCCTGAACCTGAAGTACAAAAATGAGTAACAATACCTGTAGAATCTTTAAATCGAGCAGTTCCCACATTCTTAAAATCAAAATTAGGGTCTACAATCTGCAATACTTTAAACTTACCATTATTTTGTTGTAAATTATAAAATCCATAATTATTACCTTGTAATGTGTCAAACTCGCCTAAATAATTAATAGTAACAGGAGGTGGTGGTGGAGTTAACAAACCTAAAGTTGTTGCCAACTTCATCGCTTCAGTTACTTTATACACTAAGTTATCATACTCAGTCTTTTTATCTGTTTTGAATTTTTCAAAATCGGGAATACCCATAGTACCCTTATTCCATCGTCTAACCCAACTTTCAGTTAATGATTCCGCGTCCATCGTTGACAATGACGATACAGGACCCCATTTTGCACCAAGTAATTTATACACATTATTAATATCACTAAATTCCGCATATGGATATGAATAACCATCTTTAGATAAGACACATAGATATTTGTTTGGGGTAAAGAATTTAGGTAATTCCCCTGGCCAATCATAATTTAATTTAACCCCCGCAAAGTTATTATTGAATGTATAAAACTGATTGTCTTTAAACGACTCTAAATAAATCGTCACAAATGACATCATTTTAGTAATATCCAAATTATCCCCACTTGAGATATTATAATTAATACCGTCAATTACTTGTTTAGGGCTTAATGAAGACTGTTCAGGATTAGACCCGATATATTTGTTGTATTTAGGGTCTAACTTAGTTGAACAATTTTGAGAATCATCAATCTTACCTGTATTTGTTACCGTAGCATTATTGGTACTTGGGGCCGCGGTCGAACTTGTTGTTGTAACACTATTAGGATTTGAATTAGCGGTAGAATTACTCTTAGCATCCGTATTAACTTTTTGTTTAACCTGTTGATATAAATCAAGGAATAACTTTTTAGTTAAAGTTTGGATGTAGTTCTCCATTTTCGGTAATGCAAACACCTGTTGTCTAATACCTGTAAATGTTGTTTCAAACCTTCCTGGTGATATACTGTGATTAACATCCATAATATAATAAGGACCATTAAACATAGGTACGTGTCTTACGTTAAAATACATTGTTGGTTGTATCATAACATTACCCAACATATTAACTCTACACTGATATGACCTACTCTTATAAAAATTCCATAATGAAACGTTTTGAGTGGCAGTTTGTTTACCATTCGATTGGTTAATCAAATTATCCATCTGAAGTAATGATTCCGATGTTTGTTTACCACTATCCTGAGATACGTCAAAATAGTAAAATATATTTTGATTTCTAATTCCAATATCAACATTAAAACCAACAACTCTATTAGATAATCCCCAATCGGTCTTACCTTCTAACTTATCAGTCAATGGGTTGTCACTACTTCTTCTTAAATCAAATGAATCTGATTTAAATCTGTTATTTTCATTTTTATCGTTTTCTAAATGCTTACTTGGTTCTGCGGCATATATACAAACTAATTTTGGTGATGAAGCTCGAGTATCCACATTTAGGTAAGTACCAAATAAAGTATTACCAAATTCCAAACTACCCTCAATTTTAGGTACACTGTTTTTTTCAACTTCCTGTACATTATAATAGTTAACATACGCAGGGTGCATCATACAAACAAAATGATGAATATCCAATAACGACTCAAGATAGAAATACACAGACGCACTAGGATTAATTGTTTTTAATAAATTTCTAACCTTAAATGGGTCAATTAAAACCTCATCAGCAATGTTTCTGTTACCTCTATCTAATAGAAGTACATCTTCTAAGAAAGTTGTCTGAGTATAATCATACCCCGCAACCCAAGTATCATTTAAGGCTTTAAAACTCTCCCACAACTCAACTTTAGTTTGTTCCCCTTGTAACGCAGTATCCATAGGTTTTTCAGGTATAATGTCAACGTTTGGTAGTCCAAACCTAACTTTCTGAAATACCGAATTTAATAAAGTATCACTAAATTTTTTATTATCGTTCAAATATTGATTTAACAACGCAATAAATTTACCACGATTCATTGTTGGGTCTAATTTCTTTTGAGTTGCATAAATCTTAATTAAAGGGGCTAATGTTTGTACTGACTCAGGAATGAACTCAACATTCATATCAATAAAGAAATCGGTAACAACACTACCCGTACTAGTATATTTAACTCCATCCTCAGTTGAAAACCCGACATATGTTTCTAACGCTTTCCAACTTTCAGGGTTTGCGGATTTGTAAACTGAAAGTGTTGTTCCTGTAACCCCTGATTTAGGTAACGAACCTTCAACATAATAATTAAACGATATCTTATCTTCAATGAATACGTTAGTTGCAAAACTATCAAATAATCTTCTATTATAATCACCAGGATTACCATATTTTAATACAACATCAAATTCCAAGAAATTTTTAATAGTATTGTTAACTTTAATAAATTGTTCTTTTTTTAATGCGTTAGTTTGATTTGAAGAACTGGTTGATGATGGAGTAACTATGTTAACTGACATCATATCTTTTAATAAAAGTTGGAAGTTTTTATTAATACCGTTCGGGTCCAAATATAATTTATCAATTTGAACTCTAGTTGTTACTAAGTCACCAACTTGTTTAGTCTCATATTCGTACATAGATTTTGAGAACTTCAAGAACTCATTTTCTAGCATATCTAAAATCTCTCTATTAAAGACTGAGAACATTTCTTCATTGGAGGTGTAGGCACTATATTTACCTAACGTAAACGCTAATTGGTCTGGAGACCCACTTAGTATTGTTTTAAGGTGTTGTGTAGGTTGTGGTTTATCAACCTCAAACAAATCAAAATACCCATAATTTGGTAACGCCCAAAAACTTCTAACCGAACCATTAAAAATTGCAGGATTTGAAATAACGTTTAATATTAACTTCTGCCCACTATTATCAAAACATTCTGAACTAATTTGATTTGTTACACTACCAAAAGAAGGTACAATATATTCAATTTGATTCTTTTTATCCAATAATGTACAGTTCCAAGGTTTAATTGATAGGATATCCGTTAAATCAGAATCATTATATCCCGAATATTTGTTAATTATTGCGTCAGAAACAGGTTTTAACGTAAAACCGTTAATTGAATTATCTAACTGAGTTTGAATTCCACTATTAGTGTAACTATCAAAAAGATTATAACCTCTATAGAATAAATTAAATTTATCAATCACCTTAGGATAGAATCCTAAATTTAACTGGGTTACGGTTCCTCCTACAACAGGAGTTACACTTTGTAAAACAATGTCAGTAGTTGTCGTATCACCAGGGATTGTTAACGTATACGTTCTTTCAGGGTCACTTACAGTCGGGTCATAGTTACTTGCGGCATCAAAATCAGTCCAAACCGTATCTAAAATATCAACACCGTTTTCAACCCAATTTTTATATCTATGCCAAATAGAACCGTACTTTAAAACCCAAGCGTATGGGACTTTATGAATAGCCCCAAATTTTTTAAATACCGCGAAAATATAATCTAAATCGGTGGCAACACCATTCGAATATGATTTATATTTTTCTCTAAGAGTTGCTATAGGTAAACTGTTCAATAACAAATAAGACGCATTAACGTATGGATATGTATTACCTGACAACCAGTTATCAACCCCTTGTAAAACTGAGTTTACAAACATAGGTGTATTCATCATAGAAGTTGTTTGTTGTGCAGAAACATTACCACTATAATTTACATAATTAACTTGTCCTTCAGTTACTTGTTGTGTATTTGCGAAGTCGTCACCAGCTCTTTGAGAATAAAAACTTTGTAACCCCAATCCATCCTGTGTAGGAATGTTAGGTTTTAAATAATTAAAACTACTAACAGGTCTATTATCACTAGTGGTCGTACTACTATCAAAATTTGCAACCATTTTTTTATCTTCGTTCAACACATAAACCTTACTAGTGTTATATATGTCTCTAATCGAACCAGAAGTTTTACCATTCGCCAAATTTTGAGAATACCACCCTTCCATATTATAAGGTAATGTGTCTAAAAAATTAGTACTATTAGTTACATTACTCTTTAAATAACTCTTAAACTTATCAATATTGGTAGGTTGTGGGTCAACATTTTGATATCCCGAACTAATAACGGTGTTATCTAAAATAACAAATTGACTTTCAACCTCCTGTTGAATGTATGTCGTTACAAATTCGTCTCTAATAAATTTTTGCCAACTTTCTCCAAGACCATCATTTGATATACTAGCCAAGAATGGTACGTAATTACTCGAATTAAAACCATATCTTTTTAGTTTTTCAATTAAGAATGGGGCGTCTTGTAATAACGATTTACTAATATTGATAAACTCCGATTCCGCAATAACATCAAGAATTTCATTTTCGGCATTAGGTCTCATAAACCTTTGATAATTCGCAGGTAAAAAGATTCTTTCCCAAATTTCATACATAAATTTAGACTCTTGTTTGTTCGAAAAGAATGTATTTGTAGTTGGGAAATCTATCGCGTTTAACGAAACTCTATTAACAAGATTGGACGCCGAAGTACTTGATTGTGTATCAGCACTAGGTACTATAGTAACAGTCTTACCCTTAATAAATTCTTCCACAAATTCAACTTCAGGCCACACATCATAGAGATACCCTTTAGTTTTAGAAATAACTTTAGGGTCACCAGGATATGCAATTTCAAACTTCTCACCTTTATCATTATTAGTTTCAATAAAATATTGAGGCCAAGGATATACAGGAATCAGGTTACCGTCAGTAGTCGCCACGGATTGTTTAGCATCAACGGAAGTTGCTGATTTATCGTTACTTAATACCGCACCAACTCTATATTTGTTTTTTCTTTGGTTCCAAGCGTTTTGGTGAACATCACACATTATTCGTAAAAACGCTTCACTACCCGCCAATAAAACGGCAATAACATTTTTCAATGTAGGTTTAAAACCTAAACCACTTTTAGGGTCTGATAACCTTGTGGATAATAGTTTAGAGAATTTCTCTTGAATTTCATCTAATTTAGATGTTGCCTTATTGTGCATAATTTGCATACTGTCAACAAATCTTCCAGGTCCCTCAAAAACATACCAATTAAATGTAACATCTTCACCATCAACAGTTGCTGAACGTAAAACGTTTTGATATGACTTTGTTTTTAATTCTGTAACACCAACTTCATTGGCCTCTTTACCCGTTCTTTGTCTATAGGTTTCATCCCAATTGATTTGGTCAGGAGAAGAATTAATAGTGAACATTAAAAAATTAATCTTATTCTGAATCTCCGAATTAAACTCTTCACCACCAACTTTATATTTCCCACCATTACCGAAAGTTTTATTATCCGCCAAAACTTTATTCCATTTAGGAATTAAACCTTTCGATAAATCAGTAATTGCGGTTAATTTTTTCTTACCTTCAATAGTTTCTTTATTGAATGTATACATTTTTAACCCTGTTGCCTTATCAATAAAAAACTCAGTAGTGTTCATATACTTATAAAACCAAGAATTACCTCTAGCAAAATAAACTTCTTTTTCGTATTCAGTTAAACTATTTTGATAGTTTTCACCGTCAGTTATTGGAGCCATATCCGCTTTACTTAAACTATCTGTGATAGTCTTTTCAAGCACTTCAAGTTTTACTACTAATTCTTGTAAAGTCATCTCAGGAAAATCTTCAGGAATTAATCCCTTACTTTTATACTCTGAGTATACTTCTTTCATTTTTTCATATCCTCTCGATGTTGATTTCATTTCAACATCTTTAGTCGTATTACCAACTTGATTTTGGGCTGATTGTGATGACGCGTCTCCAACAGGGCTTAAAGTATATTTGGTTCTGTACATATACGGAATCGCCTTAACTTGTTCCATACTCACATTAGTTAACACATTATACTTATATGCCATAAAGACACATTCAATTTTAAAGTTACCACTAGCAGTGTCAAATCTTGCGTTAAATGTTTTTAACGCCAACTGATATTTTACCGCCTTACCTAAATAACCTTTAACCGTTAAATAAAATAATGGATATGGGTAATTAAAAAATACTGAATATGGTGAATTTTCTCCTTGTTCAAATAACGCCCTACCTCTAATATCCTCCATTTTAATTGTAACTGTCGGTGTTAAATTTAATGGGGTGTTAATTGAAATGTCACTAATTAATAATAAATTATTATCAATGTTATTTGAAATTGATTGCGTTTGATATGATTCTGTAGATTTGTCAGACTTAACAATTTGATTATTAGTTTCAATGATTTGATTAGCCCCCTTACCTTGGACACTATTGAAACCTGTTATTTCATCTAAATAACCATTATCTAAAAAGGTTTTATTACCTGGCTTTAAAAAATTAATTGCAGCAATTGATACGGTTTTATTTTCATAATACCCATTATTACCAACCGAAAGTCTTGTTCTTGGGAATAAATTACATTCCAAGTTTGCATAATAAACTAAATTTTCGTGTTTTAATAATCTTTCTTTAACGTTTCCTTCACTATCTATTATTTTATTTGGGTCAACTAAAACAATGTTTTGATAATCGAATTCAACTAATACATTTTCATTGTTATCTACCATAATAGAAGAAGTAAGTGTTTAGTTCAGATTCATAATCTTGTACAGAAGCTACTAAAGGAAATGGAATTGTCAATAGAGCATTGTCAGGTATGTTCCATTCCAATCCCCCATATAGTGGGTTTGCTGCAAGTATAATCCATCCAAAAAAAGGAGTCCCGTAAAATTCTTGACTTATTTTATCTAAACGGCTAATACCTGTTTTGTAAAAATATTTTTTATCCGAAGACTTTACGGGTATTTTTACAAACGGTACCACAGTTTGGTCTCCATTAATTAGAAAGTTATAATATCTGTTAAAATATAAATCTGACATTAGTTTAGTTTATTTTTTCCGTTAAATGTTTTGGTATCTTCATTCGAGTTACCATTTTTATATAAATTTTGTACTCTAGTTGTTTGTTCACCAGTACCTTCAACATACCCATTGAAGTCGAACTTTCTAACCTTACCTGACGGATACGGTGTCCATTTAGAATATTTGTCTTTGTAGTTCTCAGTTTCTTTAAATGACTTAACAATTAATTGTTCCGCATCATATTCTTCTTTATAACTTGTTTTAATATTTGTAAAATATGTTTTAGTATAATCAATTAATGTAGGTCCTGCCGATTTTGAATTGGCGATATCGGTAGGTACAACATCTTTAATAAATGTTTCAAATAAATTACCATCTAAAATTGTTTTACTCATCAAAGCGTAAAATCTTCTTTCTTCATCACCATTTTTAGGGTCGGTACCTAAACCACCATCTTTATACGTTTTTAAATTATCAGGTTTATATTCCAAATCAACTAAAGCATATGTTTTAGGTGAATTACCTGTTGATTTAAAACTTGTCATATCAGTATAAAAAGAATATAGTGAATCTATTGCAGAACTGTAGTCCCCAACTAATTCATCATATGTATTTGCAAAGGTTGAACCTGATTGAACTTCAGTAGTTGCGGTTATATTATAAATTTTCGCGGTTTGGTCAGTTTTAATATAACCATCACACTTAGTATCGACAATATCTAACTTAGCCAACGTTCTAATCAACTCTAATTGTGTTTTGGTCATTTCATTATCCGCAGATGTCAGAGCCGTTAATACATTTGATTTAGTTTTGTTTACTGCATTTTTCAAATTTTCTTTAACTTTTTTAATTACAGAATTTTGAAAATCATTCTGATATAGATTAGTAATGTATTTAAGTCCATCATCATTTTTACTATTAACCTTATCTATATCCGCAATAACCATTTCATATAATTTACTAATATTACTTTCTATAGTATCTGTTTTACCGTAAATCTTTAAATCTTTAGGTGTTGTAAATTCTTTAGTTTTACCTTCAAAATATTTTCTACCCTGAGAATATGCGGTGTAAATTTGGAAGTTATAATCTTTAGTTATTTGTTCAATTTTATTTAAAATAGTATCAATGTAAGATTGACCTCCCTTTAATAAGGACTCGTCCATTATCTTTTGATAAGTAATAGTACCACTAGTTCCTAAATCAGATTCCACTTTTTCTTGGATGACACCAATAGTAGTACCACCCTCATTAGACAAAGCATTATTTGCGTCGTTTACACCAACAACAGGTGACTTATCTAATAAAGCTCTAAGTAAATCATTATCAATCTTTTTAAACGAATCATCAGTCCAATCAGCTCTTTCGTCATACATCTCAGTATTTGCATAATAATTGAATGATAATGCGTTTTGTAATTTATCAATCGGTTCTTTCAATCCTGAACCACCAACAAAGTTAAACCCTAATGATATCTTAGCAATCATTGGTTGAACTCCAATACCTTCAGGATTAATATCAAAAACTAACGGGTCGTAACTTATCTGTAACGATGTAGGGATAATTTTTGTATTATAAAAATCACCTATTCTTAATACTAAAACAGGAGGTGCCCCGAAACTAGTATTAACCGAACTATTATACTTAGGTTTACCGTCATTACCAATCACAGGAATAGTATCACCAGGTCTTGTACATTGATGTAAGAAAGTTAATCTAGAGTTAAGACCTTCAGGTGTCATAGAGTGAAACGCTGGGTCAAAATATTTTACCTTTTCTTTAATAGTATCATAAAACATAGGATTCTGTTCTTCTATTAATGTGAAATAGTCACATTCAGATAACAATCTTCTAAGTATTTTTTTACTAATACCGTCTTTAAGTTTTTGGGTTGTCGTTATTGTTGGGGGTACAGGCACCGCGGGCTTATAACCAGGAACTGGTATAGTACCGTTACCACTACCACCTTGTGTGCTATTTTCTGGAGTTACTGTCGCGTTTGGTTTAATATTCGATTTTACACTTCGTATACTAACCCTTCTACACGCCATAGCATTAGG